TATTGTCCTCTTGGAATTTCATCTTCTGCAAAAGAACCTGTAATATCAAATGGAAGTTTATGACCAGACCATATATCTGGCATACCTCCACATTTCATAAGTACTGGAGGTTCTGCAAATACCTTAGAACCTGTCCAATCTTTAGCTAAATAAACTTTCATAATGGATTACATTGAATTACATAATAAATATCCTCTACTGTTACATCAGAAGGAGCAGCACTTTCTCTTAAACCATATTTAATAATGGAAAATAAATCATCCTTATTTAAGGATTCTAAATATTCTTGTTTATTCATTTAAACTTATAATTAGACATAAATTCATTAACATATTCTTTCATATTTTCTATCCCTACTAATTTAATAGAGTCAGTAAAATCTTTTGAAAGATACCAAGGCATAAAATAATAATTTAGTTCTGGATATTGTTCACGAATTAGCCACATATTATGTAATCCTGGTCTGTCATTGTCATAGATTACTAATATATGTTTGAAACGTTGTTTAAATTCTTCTAACTTCTTATCCTCTACAAAAAGAGTTTCACTATTAGGAGATACAGCTGGTATTCCAAACTCATACATAGCCATTAAATCTTTCATAGATTTAGTAATGACTAACAAATCTCCTGTTTTTGGCAATTGGTGATAACCTTGTAAAACTTTTTTAGATAAGTTATTTAGAAATCTATACTCTTGTCTTAAAGGAAAATATATTTTCCACTTCTCTACAGAATTTTTATCTTTACCAAAATAATATCCGTAAATTGGACATTGTTTAGAACTTGTAAACCTTAATTCTCCATTAACAAATACATGCTCTAATGAATATACGTGGAATTTTTTTAAAGTTTTCTTAGATATTCCAAATTTACTCCACCATTCTAATTCTTCATCAGAATAGTCTTTAATCTGTACTTGTATTACTGAAGATTTGGTTTCTTTTAAAGGAGCTATTTTAGGAATTTCTACTTCTGCATTATTGTTTTCTCCATCTATTAAATTAAAATCTTTAGCTATTATATCTAATGCTTCATAATAATTTACTCCAAACTTTTTCATAACTGCTTGGAAACAATTAATATGTTCGTTTGTAGCAAAATCATGTAAATATAATATATCAGATTTAGATTTATAAAAGGATACAGTAAAATGATTATCAACACGAAACGGACTGAGCATTAGCTTTTTAGAGCTAACGTCCAATCCAGTATAGTGTTGCATTATAGACTCTTGATTTACTTTAGAAAGTATAAAGTCTTTAGTAATAGTCGGTTTTAAAGATATAAATTCCATTTTAATCAAAAGTCTAAGTTACTAATTAAACTTCTATATCATCAATGTCTACATCATCTGACTTTTCGTCGACTTTATCCATATTAGTTGGAGTAGCATTTTGATACTTCTTTTGTTGAGTAAGTTCATAGTTACTAAAGAATAGATTTTCACCAATAAAGTTTACAGGGAAAATCTCTCCCTTCTTATTAATACCACAAGCATTAGGAAGAGAAGCATATTCTACTCCATTAGTTGGATTCTTTCTACCGACTAACTTCAATTCTGTTTCAATATTTTCTTTTCCAGTAAGTGCTTTTATAATTAAATCAATAAATTGATCAATAGTCTTAATCTTAGAAGCATTAGCCTTAATCTTTTCCTCTCCAGTAGGATTAAGAGCATGAACAATTTGCATTAATGTAAATTGGAAGTTCTCAAAGTTAGAAGCAACTTGGTTCTCATGACCATTAGCATTCTTTAAGGTACGACGTTCCATATCAGATTCCTTATTAGGAATAAATATGTTATTAGTGAATACTCCCTTATCTTCACCACATCCGGAGAACTCAATAGCTATTACTGGATACTCAGTACCATCTTTACCAGTTAAAGTTGTTTTCTCAATCTTAGTAAGGTTTACTTTATAAATACCATAAGGACGAAGATATTGTCCAGCTGTACTAGAATAGTTTTGTTCTGCGATAGAATTAAAATTAAATCCCATATTTTAAATAATATATTGAAATATTGTCGAAATAATCATTATTATTTCAGAAGTATCTAATAAATCTTTATAATTAAAGTTCTAACTCAAAGTCACCAACTTCATTGGTTTCCTCTATTTCCATATCCTCTTCTTCAGGATCTGAAATCTCTTCAGGAACATCAATTATATCATCTTCTTTTTCAACATTTCCTTTCAATTTGAAATAACCTTCCTTACCTTCATAAGGGATTAATTCAAACACATCACCAAACTCTGCTAGATTATCATGCTTAGATCCTCTACAAGAGATTGTGAATGTCTTAGTAAGTCTATTACCCGCTTTCTCATCTTCACATAAAACTGGAGTAGTCACACGACCTTTCTTCTCGAATTTTATGTCGATTTTCATTTCTGGTTCGAAACCAGTCATTTCAACAGCCGCTGCGTTGAATTGAATCTTATTATCAAGAAGACTTAACTTAGCTACAGGATCTTCATCCTTTGGCTTACGTGTTCTAGTGCCACTAGAACTCTTCTTTACTTCTTTAAAATCTCCAAGAGTAGCTTCTCTTGTAATAAGTTCACCTGTAGTTTCGTCCAGGATTTCAACAATAAGTTTAGCTGAATTAATTTGCATTATTCTTCTTCATTATATTGTTTAATTGCTTCAAGTATCTGATTTAAGTCGTTATCGATTTCGATTTCATCGAACATTCCCATAGGAGTTTTAGCAAGACATTTACCATCATTATTGGTAATTAACTTATACTCCATCTTACCGTCATCTCCTTCTTCTACTTTCGTACAGAAAATATAAGTAAACAATCCCTCTAATGTTACCTTCTCTGCTAATAACTTACCAACAGTCTTAATAACATACTTAGGATCAATTTCGGTTCCGACATTTTCACTATGAGTTAAGAAACACATAGTACAGTCTTCTCTCATTTGCTCAGCATATCTTAAAATTTCCATAAGATGTTGAGCTAACTCACTAAATTTGGTATAACCAACTTCAGTGGCTCTATCAACAAACTCATAACTCAATATATACTGCATATCGTCAAGAACAACAGTCTTAATATGAGGCATTAATTTGTTAATAACTTTTAATATCTTTAAAATAGACTCCCAATTAGAACTAATATAATAGTTTCCTGTAATAGATTTGGTTTTACCTTTTTCATCCTTCTCTATTACTAAAGGAATATACTTCTTTCTCCAAGCTCTAAAAGGAAGCGGTTTTCCAGTGGTACTAATAATAAAAGTAGTACTTGGATCCATATTTCTTAAACTGGTACTTTTTCCAGTACCTGATTCACCATAAATACATAGTGTTTCACAAGCCATTATATCAATAATTTAAATGTACTGCTTAAACTATCTTCTACTACTTCTGTTTCATCTTCCTTATCAATTAAATAGTAAGGTGTTAAATATTTGTTGTAATCATAGATTTCATTAGGTAAAGGTATAGAGCTAAAATAATTAATCTTTCCAAAGAAATTAGTCGCGAATTCAACATCAACTTCTCCATATCTATGTTTCAAAGTGGTAATTGTTCTAAAGTTACCTCCTAATTTCTTTATGTCATATCCTTTATATGTATTAAGTCTATCCTTATTTGGATTATAAGCAGCAATGACAATATCACAGTCTTGTGAGGGATTAGCACTATCTTTCAAATCTCCTAAAACGAAATTAGTCATTCCTTGTTGTCTTCTATCCATAGAACCTTGAGTTCTATTAGTTTGTTGAAGTAGACATATAAACAGACCATAATTTCTAATTGTCTTAAGATAATTTGATGCTAAATCTATTTCTTCTTTTATGCTATGACCATTAGCTTGATACAATAATGATATATGATCTATCCCTACAACATAGATCATTTCTGGATTATCCCATATAAAAATTTTTCTATTTTCAGATTCTTCGAAATGTCCATATTTCTCTATCTCTTCCAATATTCTTTTATATAATCCTCCAGCACTTACATTTTTATCATAAATTGTCCATACTTTTTCTACTTTTTCATACCATTCAAGAGCCTTTAATACATATTCATAATTCTTTCCAGATAAAATATATCCTTTTTTACTAGAAAATATTTCATCAGAAGAAATCTCTACATGGAAAGTATCAAATATATACATAGAAAGCATTCTTCCTACTACTTGTTCAGCGGACATATCCATAGAAAAGAAATATCCTCTATACTTTCCATCTTCTAAATGTTCTTTTAAAGGAGCATAAACATAAGAATATAAATATAAAGCAGTTTTACCTCCACCAGGATTTGATGTTAATACTATATATCTACTATGGATAATTCCTCCAGTTACTAGATCTAGTTTCTCTAATCCTGTTGTGAATCCTTGATTTTTTCCTTCTAATCCTAATTGAATCTGATGTTTTACAGATTCAGTTATTGTCATAGTTCTTCTACATCGTCAATATGAGCTATGTTCCAATGCTCATATGCTATTTCAGAAGCAGCTTCTTCTGGACTATTTGCGTAAGTCCATTCTTTATCATAATCTCCATCCTTTGTAGTAAACCTAACTAAATATTTTTTCATTCTTCTAATATTTCTAAGTTAGAGTAGTATATATCTCCGACCTTTTCTCCATCCCAAAATGGACAAGTCATACCATCTACACAATCGATATAATCTTTGATTTTGAATACTTCGTTTATATCGTTACAATCCTCTACTTCATATTCAAACGTTTCTCTAATTTTCATTTTTTAATAATTTAGATTTACGTTGTATCTGTTTAGCTTTAGCACTACCTGAATAGTATTTACCAAAATCATCAGCGTTTCCGCTATAAAATGGTCTTAAACCTGGATATTTTGCCATATTAATAACTTAATTCTTTAGGACTATTTTCATAAGTCAAATCCGGATATAAATCATAATTTAAAATATCCTTTAAATGACTACTTCCAAAAGCCCAATATCCTTCTTTATATTTATCTTTAACTGGTTTTGAAGTACCAATTCGTAACCAATTATCCTTATCACGTGCAATCCACAGTTTCATATTAATTGTACTGCCTCAAGATTAAGATTAGTTCCTTCACCATTACGCATAGAATGGAGAAATTCATATCCTCTATCAATTATAAATCTATCTAAAGTTGTAAATCCTTGATATTGATTCTCAACTCCCCATTTAACATCATCAATTATCTGTTGATGAAGTTCTGGATTGTTTTTAATATTTTTAGCATACTTTTGAAATGCTTGTTCAAGAGAGTCAAATCTCTTAGATACTGAGCGAAGATTATACATAACTCCATTAACTACAGCAGATTGAGGATATATATTAAATAATTCCTCTCCCATTTCAAAAGCACCTCTATAATATCTTTTCAAAAAGTTTTGATTAAATTGAACGTCTTCTGGAATAAACAGAGTTCCTTCTTTTGGTAACTTATAACTCTTTAAAATAATTCCTTTTTCTTGAAGTGATTCTAATGCTAATCTTAAATAATGTTTATTCTCAAAACATTGTACGTATTGTTGAAGATAAGTATAATCTCCATCTTGAGCTAATAGTATAACCTTAATAGTATATAATTCATTAGGATATATCTTATAATCCCGCATCAGAATTAACTCATTATCAAGGTTATGATTTAAATATTTCACAGCATACTAACAAGTATTAACTGTCATAGATTTATTTCAGATTTCTCTGTGTTATTCAATGCATATGGTTTTAAAAATTTATCTAATAGTTCTAAATATCTTTTGTTGAATTTCTCTAAATCATAACGTTCCTTTAAATAGTTAAAGAAGTTACCATTATCATCAGATAAGAAACTCCTATTCTCTATAAGAAGCATTATGATAAATTCTTGTCTATCATTAGATCCCATAGTCTTAAAATCTAAACATTATTTCTCCTAATTTTGCTTTATATAAATTAGGTTGTTCTCCTCTTAGAACTTGTTCAAGTCCTTGTTCGTCAATGGTTATGTAATTTTTATCGGTCTTGTGATTATTCTTAACCCACTTTTCTTCGACTGTGTCTTTAATAACAATATAGAATACTTCTGCTATTTTATCACCTTCTTTTCTAACTGTACGTCCTCTCCTTTGTCTAGCTTTAGTCTCAGAACTATCGGTTCCAAGTATTATAGCTACAGAAAGACCTCTTACATCTAGACCTTCATTTGCCTTAGCACAAGTATTTAAAACACCTTTATCAGAAGCATTAAATTCTTCAATCATTGTAGAACTTCTTTTCTTAGAAAGTCTACCTGTATATACTTCTCCGATACCAATAGATTCAGCCATAGCAACATT